TCGAGAACTATCGTTGGTTGGTCGTGCACGGTGCGGCGCTGTGCGATGAGTACACGCTGCGTTATGGCAAGCGCCACAAGACGCAGGACGTCATTCAATGGCTGTGCGTCCATGAGCCCGACCTGCCCAAGATGGGCATGACGCCCTTCGCTCGAGCGATCAAGGAGCCCTGGAAGTCGCAGACAGCCCACCTCGACGTTGTCAGCGCCTACCGGGCCTACTACATCGGCGACAAGGCGCGGTTCGCGCGGTGGGCTCCTCGAGCGAAGGCCCCGGCGTGGTGGCCTGATGAGGAGGCGTGAGGTGAGGCACTCGTGGCAAGAGCTGGAAGACGGGACTGCGAGGTGTCGCCTTGCCCAGCGAGAGTTCGCACGTCACGTCGAGTACCAGACGTTCAACGACGCCCCGTACGTGGGCAGTGCATACGACTACGAGGTTCCCATCGTCGTGAAGACGATGGCCGCGGTGCTAGTCGTCGAGGGCGCGCACCCGACGAAGTGCGGGAGGCCGGCCAAGTGATGAAGAGAGGCTGGATTCCGCCACGCAGTCCGTACAGCCTCCTGCAAGAGGACCTGTGGTCGTCCGCGCCCGAGTCGGAGTGGCTCATCCTCGTAGCGTGTATGATGCTCAATTGCACGACGCGCAAACAAGTGGAGCGAATCCTGCCCGAGTTCCGTCGTCGTTGGCCCACGCCCCAGGCGTTTGCAGCATCGTCCGAGGACGAGGTCCGCGAGCTCATCAGGCCGCTGGGCTTCGCCAACCGGCGCACCGTCGCCCTGAAGAAGATGACGGCAGCGTACCTGGCGGGCGACTGGAAACACGCCAGCGAGCTTCCGGGCGTGGGAGCTTACGCCGCGAGCGCGCATGACGTCTTTTGCCGCGGCGAGGTGCCGTTGGAGCCGCCCAACGACCACGCCTTGAGGCAGTACGTGGTGTGGTACAACAAGCAATTCAGGAGCAAGAAGTGAATTACAACATCGTCTTTCTGGACTTCGACGGAGTCCTCAACTCGACGCTGTACCTCAAGACAACGGACGCGTCCGGCGCTCGCGGCGTCATGGGCCTGGATCCCGTGGCTATCCAACGGCTCAATCGCCTAGTGGATAAGACCGACGCTCGGGTGGTCGTCTCCAGCACTTGGCGCTTCGGTCGCACCGTGCAGCAGCTGCGAGAGATTCTGAGCGCCAAGGGGTTCACGGGCACGGTGATCGGCAAGACGCCCGAGCTGTCGGGCAAGCCTCGCGGGCAGGAGATCCAGGCCTGGCTCGACGCGGCACCCCTGTTCGACGTGGTAGTCAAGAGCTTCATCATCCTGGACGATGACGCTGACATGTTTCACCTGAGCGACAGGCTGGTGAAGACCAACTTCGAATGGGGTCTGGAGGCCCACCACGTTGATGAGGCCGTCCAATTGCTGCGCTCGCCGGCATCATCGTTGATCGCCCCTTCCAAGCAGTTCGTGGCGCAGTTCACGGGCGAGGGGAAGAAACGATGAAGCGTAAGGTGGGGGCGCCCAAGCCGGCGCAGCCGAAGGTTCGAGAGCGCAGGCGCACCACGGTGCCACGTGAGAAGTACGCGGCCCTGCCCAGCGCCTTCAGCAAGGGCAAGTTCCTGGCCGCCTCCGAGCAGCGCGTCTACCTGTGGCGCGTCCTGGCGGCCGAGAAGCCCTCGTGGCACATCTGTCGGGTGGTGCGGGCCGCCCCGGACCTGGTCGAGCTGTGGGACGAGACCCGCGACCAGTGGTTCTGCTTCAACCCGCAGGCCCCGGTCGTGCCCGACGTCCGCATGGAGGGCCTCCCAAAGGCCCAGGAAAAAACCGGGGCCGCTGAGACGGTGGCCACCACCGCAGAGGAGACGAAAAGTGGAGAAGGCTGAGAAGACGGACCGCGAGGTCCTGTTGGACATGCTGAAACGCGCGAACATCGAGGTGCAGGACCTCGGCGGAACGGAACTGGTGGTGACGCGCGGATACATCGGTTTCTCGACCACGTTCACCTTCGACGACGACGGCAATCTGAAGGACATGGGCGCCTATGAATGAGAAAGGAGCACGGTGATGCCTGAGGGCCCGGAGTTGGCGAGGAGCCGCGACTTCCTGCGTGAGCTGCTGTTGGGCAAGGAGCTGGTCGGCTTCGAGCTGACGGGCGGGCGCTACGCCAAGGAGCCCCCGCCCGGGATGGCCGACTTCGGTGAGAACTGGATCAGGCAGGGGCCCACCTTCATCGATGGGGTCGACGTCAAAGGGAAGTTCATGTACTGGACGCTGCAACCCTTGGGCAACGTCGAGCCCTGGTTCCTGTGGTGCACCTATGGGATGTCGGGCATGTGGACGACCCAGCCCGCTGACAAGCACGTCGCGGTGACGGTCACGGCCGGGCCGCCTGACCGCGCGGTCCACTTCCGCGACCCGCGCCACTTCGGGACCCTGAAGTTCGTCAGGGGACGGGGACCGTTGGAGAAGAAGCTGAGGACCCTCGGGCCCGACATGCTGAACGACCCGCCCAAGTTCGAGACGTTCGTCCAGCGGCTCGATGAGCGTGCTGATAGGACGCTGGCGGAGGCGCTGATGGACCAGTCGGTGGTCTCCGGCGTGGGCAACTACGTCAAGGCAGAGTCCCTGTACCGGGCCCGCCTGTCGCCTCACCGCGTGGTGAACGACGTCAGCGTCATGGAGATGGCGCAGCTGTACGACGCGGTCTTTGGCGTCATGAGGGACTCCTACCAGTCGGGCGGGGCGACCATCGCCACCTACCGGCAGGGCGACGGTGGGCCCGGCGAGGCGCAGGAACGCTTCGTCTGCTACGGGCGCAAGGTCGACCCAGGGGGCAACCCGATCGTCAGCGAGGAGACGAAGGACGGGCGCACCACGTGGTGGTGCCCGACCGTCCAGAAGTGATTGAACTGTGCGCTGCGCACGGTGTACCGTCAGCGCATGGACAGCAACGTCGTGGGACTCGTCAAGTCCCTCAGCATGGGACCCTGCAGCTGCTACCGCGGGATGGGCAGCTGCAGCTGGTCGTACAACTCTCAGACGGGCGAGGCCGACTACAAGACCGACCCGGGTCCCCTGACCACGTGCCTGCGGTGTCGGGCCAGGCAGGCCTTGGAGGCCGACGGCATCGACTACGAGAAGGTCGACCACCTGCCCATGCGGGTGACGCTGTGAGCCGCCTGACCGGGGAACTGCTGGGCGAACTCGCAGTCGAGTACTGCTACTGCACCGTGACCACGCCGTCGGGCATGGTCAGCTTCTGCCCGACCACCGGAAAGACCCAGTACCACAGGACGCCCCAACAGCCCGTCTCCTGCCTGCCGTGCAGGGCCCGCCGGGCGCTGATGGGCGAAGAGGAGGAGGACACGTGACCCAACCCAACAAGACAGACATCACCTTCGTCATCGACCGCTCTGGCTCCATGTCGACCATCGCCGAGGCCATGAACAGCGGCTTCGACGAGCTCATCGACAAGCAGAAGAAGGAGCCCGGCGAGTGCCGGGTCACCCTGTCGGAGTTCAGCGACGGCTGCACCACGGCCTACACCGCACGTCCCATCACCGAGGTGGGCCGCTATCGGCTGGACCCGCGGGGCAACACTGCCCTGTTGGACGCCCTGGCCCACAACATCCGGGCCACCGGCGAGCGCCTGGCCGCCATGCCCGAGGCCGAGCGCCCGGAGCACGTCCTCTTCGTCATCATCACCGACGGCCAAGAGAACGCCTCGCGGGAGTTCGCCGGGCCCGCCGGGCGCAAGGCCATTCACCAGATGATCACCCACCAGCGCGAGAAGTACAGCTGGGAGTTCATCTTCCTGGGCGCCAACCAGGACGCCATCGCCACCGCGACCGACCTGGGCATCTCGGCCGGCAACGCCGTCACCTACCGGGCCGACAGGCTGGGGACCAAGGGCCTGACCAGCGGCCTGTCCGCCGGCATCTCCAACGTGCGCTCCGGCCGCGTCCGCTCGCGGTCGGCCATCTACGGCCAGGCCGACTACGACGCCGTCGTCCAGGCCGTCACCAACGACCCCTCCAAGCAGCCGACCTGATCCCCGGCCTGTGTACCCTGGCAGCGCGCTGGGGTACCTTCCCCACCACACCAACCTCCAAAGGAGTCCGCTCTGATGATGAAGCGTAGCCTGAAGTCCGCGTTCCTGGCCGCCCTCGCGGCGCTGAGCGTCGGCTGCTCGAGCCAGGAGATCCCGCCCGCCCACAAGGGCCGGATGTTCGACAAGACGGGGCCGATGGCCTTCTACTCGGGCGGCCGCGGCTTCGAGGGCCCCATCCTCGGCCCGGGCACCTACTTCACCGCGATCTACCCCGAGGTCCGGATGGTCGAGTGCGGGCAGCACACCGTCAAGGAGCACCTGACGTCCCTGACCAAGGACAACGTCCAGTTCTCGCTCGACATCTACATCAACTACGGCGCGGCCTGCGACAAGGGCGAGGTCGTCCAGGCCCTGCTTGAGAAGCTGTCCCCCGAGGGCGCGCCCCCGGCGCCGGCGGGCGACAAGACGACGCAGGCCCAGACGGCCTCGACGGCCGACCCGAAGCTGACCATCACCGCCGACCAGGTCTACCGCACCTTCATCCGGCCTGCCATCGGCGAGGCGGTGCGGGAGTCGGTGTCGGCCTACATCGCCAACGACGTCAACGCCAAGCGCGACGAGATCTTCGGCAAGATCAAGGCCACGTTCGACGAGTACCTCAAGAAGCAGAACCCGCTGTTCGTCACCGTCTACAGCCTCAACCTCAGCAACCTCGACTTCCCGGAGGCGATGGACAAGGCCAACGCCGAGCGCGCGGCCCAGGCCATCCTCCGCGATAAGGCGATCGCCGAGCAGGAGAAGATCAAGGCCGAGATCGAGACGGCGCGCCTGGAGGTGGTCCGCGCCGAGGTCGAGGCGCAGGCCAAGGCCAAGAAGATCGACATCGAGGGCGCCGCCCTGAAGCGCAACCCGGAGTACTACGTCCGGGACGTCTACTACTACGCGGCCCAGAACGGCAGCTCGGTGATGCTGCCGGGCGACCCGTCCGCCGTGATCCAGATCACCCCCGGCAACCGGAAGAAGTGACGTGGTCGCCGCGGAGGTGATCGCGCTGGTCGCCTTGCTCTTCGGGGGCGCGGCGGGCCTCAAGGCCGTCTGGGCCTGGTCCCGCCGCGCCTCAGAGGCCCGCAGCCGCGAGGAGCTCAAGCTCGACCAGATGCAGCAGGACCTGAGGGCCGCCCTGGAGTCGCGCGACTACCGTCGCCTCGACGACTTCGCGGTGACCTGGGCCGACTACGCCAGCGCCCGCGTCATGGAGCACGTCAAGCAGCGCCGGGACGAACTCTTCGTCGATTCCAACATGTGAGGTCGCCATGCTGACAGACAGGTACTTGCGAGAGGTCAAGAAGGGCGATGTGGTCGCCTACCCGGGCCGCGAGGGCTCCTCGACCTGGATCACGACCGGCGAGGTCGTCGAGGTCGACCAGCTCAGGCAGCGCGTCAGGCTCGACGGCGGCTCGAGGGGCCACGACAGCAAGCAACTGGGTCGCCGGTGGATTCGCTGGCACCGCAACCACCTCATCCTCTTCGAGGCTCCCGCTCGGTAAAACCGCGGCCGCCCGAAGTACCATCCGCCACATGGACCGGTTTGAACCAGGCACAGTGCGGGCTGCGGTCAATGCTGACATCGACCGCCTGTTCGCGCCTTGGGCCGCCGGGCGCCCGCCCAACTGGGCCCCCGACCCGACGACTAGGAACCTGGTGTCGCTGGGCTACTGGCTCGACGAGCAGCTGCGGGCACTGGACTGTAATGAACCTGACAGGAAGACGCAGCTGGCAAAATTCAACCGCCTGAGCCGCACCTACGATATTTGGGAGGTCGCTGCCGAGTGCCTCAACGACGTGCTCGATGGGGCGGTAGAGCAGGGGCGCGTGCCTCACAGGAGATGGGGATGAGCCGTTCTCAGCACAGCCGCACTGTTCGCGCCGTCGACGGGGTCGCCCCGGGAGTTCGGGCGGGCAAAGGCCGCGGGGCTCGCAAGAGCAAGATCGCTCGCGACTACCGCCACGGTGCCCCGGACGCCGAAGAGCGGGCCATCGAGCACCGTGAGCGCCAGCGCGGGAAAAAGGAAGCCCAGGAGGCGTCAACGTGAGGTTCCATCGCTGGGGCAGGATCGGCTACGTGGGCCGCACCGACTGGGAGCACTACGTCTTTCCCGCCTTCGGGCGTCCTGACTGCTTTCGCACCCTGTGCGGGATCAGGGTAGGCGGCATCACCCGGGCCGAGAAGGGCGACATGCAGAACAAGTGCGAGGCGTGCGCCGGCCTCGCGCCGGAGGCGGAAGAGCGCGCAGGGAGGGAAGAGGATCACCATGGAGTGCAAGATCACGAGAAGGCGCGGTAAGCCCAACGACTACACCGTCAACTTCAGCGGGATGACGAGGGGCATGATCCTGGCCGTGCGCCAGGCCTTGGTCGCCCACGCGGCCGCCGGTTCGGCAGTGGGGGCCGACGTGCTGGCCTTCCTCGACTGGGGCATCAGGTCAGCGGACGACCCCGACGTGTGCCGGGCCGTCATCGATGCCACCAACATCGCCGGAGAGATCACGCCGGCCCCGTGCTCCATTCCGAGCCCGCCGACGGTGCCTCCGTCGACCGCAGCCCCGGCCCAGCGGCGGTAGGAGGCCGTGAAAGTCGGGCCTTCCTTGTGGTACAACTGGCCACACAGAGAGGAAGGTGACCGTGTCGGAAGCCATCGCCGTGATCGTCCGGACGTACCCGGGCTGGACCCTGTTCTGCGCGCTCTGGATCGGGCTCGCCATCGTCAAGGGCATCGTGACCATCGTCCGCGGCCGACCCGTGACGGTAGTGGCCGCGCCGTCCAAGTCCTCCAGCGAGGACGACGAGGAGGACGAATCGTGAGTCGCATGAAGATCTTCGGCGGGAAGTCCTGCGAGGCCCTGACGGCCGCGGTCGTCGCCTGCATGTCGGCCGACATGCAGGTCGGCAAGATGAAGGTGAAGCGCTTCTCCGACGGCGAGCCCCATGCTGCCATCCTGGAGAACGTCCGCAAGGCCGACATCTACTACATCCAGTCCACCTGCGCGCCCGTCGGCGAGAACCTGCTGGAGGCCCTGGTCACCATGGACGCCTTCCGCCGGGCCTCGGTTCGGTCCATCACGGCCGTGCTGCCCTACTTCGGTCTGGCCCGCCAGGATCGCAAGGCAGTCCCGCGGACGCCCATCTCGGCCAAGGTGGCGACCGACGTGTTGGTCAACGGAGGGGCGGCCCGGTTGGTCTCCGTCGACCTGCACGCGGCCCAGATCCAGGGCTTCACCAACGTCCCGTTCGACAACCTCGAGGCCAAGAAGGTGATGGTCGAGGGGCACCTCCGCGACCGCTACCGGGGCTGCGTCGTCGTCTCGCCCGATGCCGGCGGCACCGAGCGGGCCCGGTGGTACTCCAAGGAGATCCCGGGTTCCACGCTGGCGCTCATCGACAAGCGCCGGGACCAGACCGTCTCGAACAAGTCGGAGGTCATGAACATCATCGGCGACGTCAAGGGCCGCCGCTGCCTCATCGTCGACGACATGATCGACACCGCCGGCACCCTGGTGAACGCCGCCAACGCCCTCATCGGCGCCGGCGCAGAGAGCGTGGCGGCCAGTGCCACCCACTTGGTCCTGTCGGGCCCGGCCGTCGCTCGCGTCAGTGAGAGCCCCCTCGTCGAGGTCATCGGCACCGACACCGTGTCGCTGTCGCCCGAGGCGCAGGCCAGCGGCAAGTTCAGCATCGTCTCCATCGCGCCCTTGCTGGCCGAGGCCATCAAGCGCATCCACCGGGGCGACTCCGTCAGCTCCCTCTTCGTCTGAGGTCAATGCCATGTTCGACGCTCCTGCCTACAAGGAGAGCAGCTACTACCTGCTCAGGGACTGGGCCCGCGACGTGCACGATGCGATCCAGGTGGTGCCCGACTTCCCGAAGAAGGACATCCTGTTCCGGAACGTGCTGCCGGCGATGGGGGACCCCTACACCCGAAAGCGCATCATCGAGTGCATGTCGGACCCCTACACGATCTACGGCTGGGGCGTCGACCGGGGCGTCAAGGTCATGGGCCTCGAGTCGCGAGGCTTCATCTTCGCCTCGGCGATGGCCGAGCGCATGGGGGTGGGCCTCGAGGTGGCACGCAAGGCCGAGCCCGACGGCCAGGGCGGCTGGCGCTGCAAGCTGCCGGGCGAGCTCGACATCGAGGTCTACGACCTGGAGTACGGTCAGGCCGCGCTGGCCATCCCGAAGGGGACCTTCAGGCCGGGCGACAAGGTCGTCATCGCCGACGACCTGCTGGCCACCGGCGGCACCGCCGACGCCGGCGCGCGCCTGGTCCGGAGACAGGGCGCCGAAGTCATCAGCTTCGACTTCGTCGTGGAGCTCGCCGACCTGGGCGGGCGGGCCCGCCTGGCGCCCAGCCTGGTGGGCAAGTGGCTGGGCCGCTACGACGTCGTGGCGACGGAATCCAGCCCCACCGGCGGCCTCCACGCCCTCTTGACGTACTGACAGCCCGCAGTTGAACACCGGCTGCGCTCGGGGGTACCTTTCTCTGGAAGGTGCCCCCGAGGCGCTTTTGTGGCATGGGAACGCAAAAGTATCGCGGCAAGTACGCCGCAGAAGGTGACTGCATGGCGAGGCGGCGCAAGGCCCAGATGGACGATGACGACGGGGGGACGCTGCAGCTGGACAAGACGGGAGTGCTCGACGAGCTGGGGCAGTACCTCAGCATCGGCAAGCTGAAGCGGGCCATCACCCTGGGGACCAAGGTGAGCGATGCCATGTCTCCCTTCCTGGAGAAGCCCAACTGGTGGACGGGAGCCAAGTCGCTCTTCAGCCTGTGCACGGCCCTGATCGAGGACGTGGAGGTGTGGGCGGACGACTACTTCTCGGGCGACGAGTGGACGGAGCCTTTCTCCTCCGACTTCAACCAGAACCTGCTGAAGGTCCTCGCGCGCTTCCCCTACGAGCGCATCAAGACGACGGAGGAGCACACCTACGTGCGCATCTGCACCCTGCCCAACGGTGTCAGGTGCGGCTGGACCTACGTCGGCAGCTCGCGCCTGGTCGACCACGTCTACGTGGAGACGGTGCGGCTGGAAGACGCCCGCGAGTGCATCAAGCAGCTGCTGTGGGAGCAGTTCCAGGGCAAGTCGCTCCTGATGTCCCGCAACAACCGGGCCACCCTGTCCACCGACTCTCGGGTCGTCTTCGAGGTCGACAACGCCTTCGAGTCCAAGCTGTCGAAGCGGGCCACCGACTACGCGGCCTACCTGAAGCGGCCCCTGGCCGCCGGCGTGTCGCGCTCGGTGATGTTCTTCGGGCCGCCCGGCACCGGCAAGAGCACCCTGGCCCGCACCATCGTGGAGCTGATGGGCATGCGCTCCTTCCGCATCCGGATCGGCGACCTGGGCCAGCTCGACAACTCGACCCTGTTCGAGGCCGTCAGCATCTTCGAGCCCGACGCCGTCATCCTGGACGACTTCGACCGGGCCCACGGGCAGGCCTCGCTGCTGGAGACGCTCCAGTACTTCAAGCAGAAGGTCAAGCTGGTCGTCGTCACCGTCAATGACCGCCACAAGCTGGACGAGGCCCTGATGCGCCCGGAGCGCATCGATGAGCTGTACCTGATCGACAAGATGGACGAGGAGGTCGTCCGCCACGTCCTGGGCGAGTACTCGGACGGCTTCGGCGAGGTCAAGGACTGGCCCATCGCCTTCATCGGCGAGTACGTCAACCGGCGCCGCTTCATGTCGCCCGAGGAGGCCAACGAGTCGGTCAAGGAGCTGGCCCTCCGCGTGGAGGAGATGACGACCCGCCAGTCCGAGGAGGACGTCCAGCGGATGCTGAAGCTGGTGGAAGAGCACCACGAGCGACGGGCCAAGGTGGCCAAGGTGGGGCGCTTGGGTCCTCCCGTCAATGACGATGACGACAGCGGCTTTCCCGACTTCTCGGCCCACGAGAAGGAGGCCGTGCCGGAGGAAGGCGACGGCCCTTTCGAAGACCTCAACGAGCCGGCCTGATCGGCGAGCTCATGCGCGCCTACGACTTCGACCTGTCGACTGCGACGGGGGTCGAGCGTGGCCTGCTACAGGCCAAGGAGGCTCAAGGTCGCAGGCAGGTCGAGCTTCTCAAGAAGAAGAATGCGCAGGTGGTGGAGCGCCTGCGGCAAAAGCGCCGGTCCCGGGCGACCTAGCTATGGTGATGGCCACTGACAGCGCCCGCCGGCCCACCAAGCGCCTCGAGAGGGGCACTGACTTCCAGCTGCACGTCAGCCTGCCTCCCAACGTCGTCGACTTCACTGAGCGGCGCCTGCTGCTCTGCGTCGAGCGGGCCAAGGACGCACAGCAGAGGCTGTTCCTGGTCGCCCTGGTCAGCGACTACCGGGCAGGCCACGTGGCGGTGGCCTGGCGACGGGGCCGCCCCGTCGCACTGAGGGTGGAAGCGTCAACCTAGACGTGCTTCCAGGTTCGCCGCGTCACGATCATCCAGATCGTGTTTCCACTGACGTTGAATTGCCGGCCCAACGCAGCATAATCGTGTTCACCTGCCTCGTAGAGGCGCCTGATTTCACGAACATCTTCGACAGTGAGTTTCTTGGCGATGTTCTTGATCACGTCAAGACGCTGACACGCGCCCGAGTTGATCCTACGTTGCCTCTCGCGGTTCTCGTGATTCGCGAAGTGTTGCCTTAGCGACTGTGCTTGCAACTGAGACGACTTTGGGTTACGGTCGTACTCGTATGGCGCCGTGTTACCTCCTTGCACGAGGTTGAGGCAATTCGGATCAGCGACGAGATCTGCGTTCACGATTTCCTTTTCACGCTGCGTCAGCTCCTCGCGGGTGGAGGCGTGCTCGAGAATCTCGTACCTGTGATTGTGCCGGCCGTGCTTGCGAATCGAGTGAAACAGGACCTTTCCTGAACCCAGGTACCTGTCGTTCAAGTCGTTTGTCGAGTGCATCCCGACGTAGTAGCGATCGGTCACCGTGCAGGTTGTCTTGTAGATGATGTGGTACTTGTGCTTCACGTGTAGACCTGTTCCAGAAATTGTACCATGTGGCCATGCAGAACAACACGCAGGAAATCACGACCAAGATCGTCTTTGCTAACAAGGCGCGTCGCCAGCTCTGGCGCGGGATGAAGATCGCTGCCGCTACTGTTGGGTGTACGCTTGGCCCTAAGGGCAAGACGGTGCTGATGCGTGGGCCAGACGGTGCTCTCATCGCCACGAAAGACGGCGTCTCGTGCAGCAAGGCGATCCGCCTGAAGGATCCCGTCCAGCGGATGGGCGCAGACCTGGTCCGGGAGGCCGCCTCGCAGACCAACGAAGTCGCCGGCGACGGCACCACCACCGCCACCGTGCTGACGGCGGCCCTCGTGGAGGAGGGCATGCGCTTGGTCGAGGCGGGAGCCTCCGCTCGCGAGGTCTGCGCCGGCATCGAGCGCGCCGGCCGCCTGGTGGGCGACATGCTGGTCAACGGGGCCAAGAAGGTGGAGACCTCCGAGGAGATCGCCCAGGTCGGCACCATCTCGGCCAACGGCGACGGCGACATCGGCCGCCTCATCGCCGGGGCGATGGAGCGGGTGGGCCGCGACGGCATCATCACCGTCGAGGACGCCAAGGGGATGGCGACCACCGTCGACATCGCCGAGGGCATGCAGTTCGACCGCGGCTACCTGTCCCCCTACTTCGTCACCGACGCCGAGCGGATGCGAGCCGCCTACGAGGGCGCCCTCGTCCTGGTCACCGACCGCAAGCTGGGCTCCCTGAAGGACCTCATCCCGATCCTGGAGGCGGTGATGCGGGAGCAGCGGGCCTTGCTGATCATTGCCGAGGACGTGGAGGGCGAGGCCCTGCAGGGGCTGGTCCTCAACCGGGCCCGGGGCGGCCTCAAGGTCGTCGCCATCAAGGCGCCCGGCTACGGCCAGCACCGGACCGAGCTCCTCAGCGACATCTGCGCCCTGACGGGGGCCACCCTGGTCACGGCATCCACGGGCACCTCCCTCGACAAGCTGACCGTCAAGGAGCTGGGCCAGTGCAAGAAGTTCGTCACCGACGCCAAGCAGACGACGATCGTCGGCACCGGGGCGACCAAGGAGAAGGTCGACAGGCACGTGGCCGACCTGCGAGCCCAGCTGGAGGACGTCACCCTGTCGGAAGAGGACCGCGGCAAGCTGAGGGTGCGGGTCGCCAAGCTGGCCAACGGCGTCGCTGTCGTTCGAGTGGGCGGAGCGACCGAGGTCGAGATGACGGAGCGCAAGTACCGCATCGAGGACGCCCTCAATGCCACCAAGGCGGCCGCCGAGGAGGGCATCGTCCCGGGCGGCGGCACCGCCCTCTACGCCTGCGGCCGCGTGGTCTTCAGCGAGGCCATGGGCGACAGCAGCATCTCTCGCGACGAGAGGGCCGGCATGGAGGCGCTGGCCGCCGCGGTCCAGGCTCCGATGAAGAAGATCATCGAGAACGCAGGGGCCGACTTCGGCAAGGTCACCAACGAGCTGGCACATCGGCACGCCCGGTCCGAGGCGGACGCCTCCCTGGGCTACAACGCGGCGACCGGCAAGTACGAGGACCTGGTCAAGGCCGGCGTCATCGACCCCGTGAAGGTGACCCGGACGGCCCTGAAGAACGCCGTCTCGGTGGCCGTCACCTTCCTCAACCTGGACGCCGTCATCGTCGACGAGTCGCCTGCTACCTCGGTGCCCGTTGAGGCTCAGTGAGCCGCGTCGTCAAGGTCGGCTTTGACATCGGCGGGGTGCTGTCGAAGTACCCCGACCTGCTGCGACCCGTGGTGGCCGCGCTCGCCGCCTCTCCCGAGGTCGAAGTACACGTCCTCAGCGACATGCACCCGCACGAGAAGTGCGTCGACTGGGTGATCGCTCGCAACGGATTCGACGTCCTGCCGGAGCGGATCCACTCGTGCGACTACTCGCTTCACGGCGAGGAGTGCAAGGCGGTCAAGGCCCGGGAGATTGGCCTCGACGTCCTGGTCGATGACTTTCCGGGCTACGTGGCCACCCTCGGCGCGCCGGCCCTGCGCCTGTTGTCGATGCCAGACCCGACCCGTGACTACTACCACGAGTCGTGGAACACCGATGGTTCAGAGGGGAACTTCGGTCGGCGGCGTCGTTAGGACGATTACGACCTATAACACCCGGGTTCTTGCGGCCCGCGCGCGGGGTACTTACCGCCGCCATGAGGGTCGAGTTCCTCCGCGAAGACGAGCCGCTGTGGGTCCGGGTCAGGGACGTGCTGGTCGAGCCCCGCGAGGGCGAGCGGCTCGTCTGGCACGGCTACATCGGCAACAAGACCCGTCACTTCCTGGTGACGGGCGTCTCCCACGTCTTCGACGACCGCCGCAGCGCCCTGGCCCCCGACAAGGTCTGCGTGGTGCTGCGCGAGGTCCCGGGGCCCGGGTCCAGCTTCCGGGCCCTGGAGCCGGCGTCCCTCGTTGACGTGGGGACCGTGCAAAGGAACGAGGCGGTGGCCTAGTATCAGGCCACCATGCAACTGACCTTCCCAAACGTCAACAGGCGCCTGATCCTCCAGTTGAACAAGATCGACTGGAAGGGAGAAGGCTACAAGGCGCTGGAGCCCGTCTCCGATGCCCTCTCTGCCGAAGGCTCGGCGGCCCACGAGTTCGACTCCCGCAGCCGGGTCCACGCGGCCCTGTCGCTGACGAACCTCCTGATCTGCGTGCCGTACCTCGTCATGTCCGACAAGGAGGCCGCGGCCTCCGTCGGGATGTACGCCCTGATCGCCGTCACCCTGGTCGCCTGGGTGCGGTCCTGGCAGGCAAAGCGCGCCCGCGACCGGGCCTTCAGCGCTGCCGAGGCGGTCATCGACGACGCCGTCCACAGCTACCCGGTGACGCCGACCGTCCCCGAGGACGCCTGATGCGCCTGCTCGTCGACCTCGAGCAGGTCCTGCTGGGCCTGCTGCTGGGTGCCATCGCTTTCAGCGCCTTCAAGTGGGCCTGGAAGCGCCTGACCTCGGCCGGCCCGTCCAGCCGCTAGCCACCCTTCCTACCAGTCCCCAGCCGCCCCACCGTGGCCCACCGAAGGGCCCAGGAATAATCGGGGGCCTGAGAATGGGGTAGCCTACGGCCCACGAGGGCAATAAACTGGCCCTCTCAGCCCCTGCGGGCCAGCCGCCAGTTCCTCGCGACTGCGTGGTCCGGGCACGAGAACAGGAGGACCCGCTGCCCGACGACGGCCTTGATGCGTCGCTGGTTGCCCACCATCCAGGTGCCCACGACGAGGGCGTGCTCCCCGCGGGCCATGACGTGTCCATCGTCGCCGCGGACCTCCGGCGTGCGCCAGGCCCGCATCGGCAAGGCCGCCGCCAACAGGTCCCCCACCAGGACGAGCGGCTCTTCAGCGGGCGTCATGGAAGACCTGCCAGTCGCGCATGAAGTCAGAGTACTCGACCTCGACGGTCATCAGCATCGAGCGGTTGAGCAGCAGCATCTCCAGCTGGTCCCACGGGCCTGGGTACTCGACGAGGCGGCTGGCGATGACGGTCCACAGTCCCGTGTCGGGCGCTCGCCGGGAGACCAACATCGATCCTGGGCACGGGACGTTCGGCACGATCCGATCCTACACCTCTCCGGCTGAGGTCCACAGGCGCCCTCGCCTCGCCGTAACTATGTAAAGTCGACGGGTGGGGTAGTACCATGGCTGACATGGAGCACGAACGGGGCATTGAGGCACGCGAGTACCACGTGGACTGCGGTGAGCTCGACGCTGAGGAGCAGTGGCTGTTCATCGAGCGACTGCGCTCGATCGTGCAGCCGCGCGGTGCCCTGGCACAGGTGCAGGACGAGCCTGTCCGCACCGGTCGCTGATACGTAGCAACATGATCACGACAGTGGGGGCGCTGCGGCGCCTGGTGCGGGAGTTCGGACTGGACGCCACCATGCGGAACCAGGCGGGCTTCGGCGACACAGGCGGCGTCTCGTCGGCCCACAGGGACAAGGAGGCGATCCTGAACCCGCCTCCCGACCTGGGATCACCTGAGGTTCAGGAGGACGACAGGAGCACGGATGAGGAAGGGTGGGAGGCGCGGAGGCGCCAGCGACGCACGGGGTGGAAAGGAAGAGAGGACTGACGTCATCACGCTGGAAGGCGTGGTGGAGGAGGCCTTGCCTGGGACCCTGTTCAAGGTGAAGTGCACCATGGGCTCGACCGAGCACTCGGCCGTCTGCACCTTGTCGGGCAAGCTGCGGATCAATCGCATTCGTCTCCTCCCCGGAGACAGGGTGACGATCGAGGTCTCCCCCTACGACCTGTCCCGCGGCCGGGTGACCTGGCGGCGGTGAACGTCTGCCGGCGGCCGTGGTACTGTGGTCCTCGAAGGAGCGTCACATGTCAGAACGAACTGTCGGAACTTGCGGCAACTGCGGCGGGGCCGTGACCGTGCTCACCGCCTTTCTCTCCGTCGTCCCGCCGGTGCCCCGCTGCAGGAAGTGCGGCTCGGTCCCGAGGCAGGCGCACGGCCCCACCATCGAGATGGCCCCCGCGCCCAGGGACCGCGGCCCGCTCGACCTCAGGCTCCGCACCGAGGCCCTCGCCGCGGTGAACGACCCGCAGCGGCCGTGGTAGCATGCGGCCAGCATGGCAAACCACAAAGAAGAAGACTCCGAGCTCATCCAGAAGCACCTCTCCACCGTCCTCAGGGTGACTCGGGCGCCGGCGGGGTACGAGACCAACATCGGCGAGGTTTTCCTCGTCGGTGACGTCAAGGTGGAGCGCACCGGCGTGGCCGTCACCGTCTGGGTGCGCCCGAGCCGCGGCCTCTGGGTCCTGCTCGAGGACTGCGAGCAGGTCGGCGAGGTCGAGTTCCGGGGCGACCCGAGCGAGGGTTCCACGGTCTGCCTGTCGGCGGGCGGCCTCTCGTGCGTCCGCGTGGAGCTCAACCGCGAGCACCAGACGGTCGGCGACCTGCTGGAGCAGTTCAAGCGGGCCGCCCAGTGGCTGGGCGAGGCCGACGAGCTCAAGCGCAACGTCGAGGCGCGGGTGGAGTGACGCATGGCCGTCCTTGACATCCTCCATGAGCCACACCCGATCCTGCGACAGGTCGCTCGACCTGTCGAGGAGGTGACCGACGAGGTCAGCCGGCTCCTCGACGACATGGCTGAGACCATGTATGCGGCTCACGGGGTCGGACTGGCTGCGCCGCAGGTCGGGCAGTCACTGCGCATTTTCGTGGTCGATGTTGCGCCGCCCGGTGAGCCCAGGTGGCTGCTGGAGTTCGTCAACCCTGACATCTTCCTCCGCGTCGACGAGCCCGAGCTGGGCACCGAAGGCTGCCTGTCGGTTCCCGACTCCTTGGTCGACGTCAGGCGCCACCGGCGAATCGCCGTCAGGGCCCTCGATCGCCGGGGCAACCACTTCGAGCTGTGGGCCGTCGGCTTCCTGGCCCGGGCCATCCAGCACGAGAACGACCACCTCGACGGCGTCCTTCTGGTCGATCACGGTCCGACCCGTCCGAGGAAGAGGCGCAAGTGAGCGGCCTGTGCGGGCGCCACCTTGGGCCGGACCCCGAGCCTGGGTGTCGCCTGTGCCAGGCGGATCCCACGGACATCTTTCCCAACTGGGAGCAGAAGGTGGCCGCGGCGCTGGCAGCAGGCAAGCACCGGTGCAGGGGCTGCGCTTTCACCTTCTACCTGACGACTGACGCCTGCCCCAAGTGCGGCAGGCGCGCAGCTGACTAGTTACAGCCGCCATGGAAGTCGTCGCAGTAGAGACCAACGAACAGTTCCTGAGCTTCTGCCTCGCCTGCGTGCTGGTGCTGGCGTGCGAGCTGCTCTTCATCTACGTATTGGACCGGTCGACGCGGCCCTAGGCGGCCCGACGGGCTGACCGAGCGGCCGGGTGCGCGGGGCGGGTGGTCGCGTGGAGGGCGCGCCCCTCCTCGCTGGCGAAGAACTGGCTGATCTTGCCCGTCCTGGAGTCCAGGACGACCACGTAGCCGCCCGATGCCACCTGCAGGGGCGCCACCAGCTTCTTCACCCAGTCGTACTGGGTTCCCGGGGCGGTCGCCATCGGGTCGAACCAGGCCGCCAGCACGAAGTTGGAGACGCTGACCGCGACCTCGGCTCCCGCGCTGTCGGTCGCCTGGACGGAGTAGGAGTCCTCCTCGACCGGGTCGCACGCCTCGTAGGCCACGTAGGTCCCGTCGCCCCGGTCGGCCCACAGGTTGCAGCCGATGTCGACGAAGAACTCGACGACCTCGTGCGACAGGACGGAGGCCACCGACAGGCCGCCCGACAGGACCGAGCCGCCCACCGCCGTCAGGACGGGCCGGGCGAAGACGCGCCCGTAGGGCCTGCCGCCCGGGTCTTCGGTGTGGTAGCCTAGGTCGCCTGCCTGGTCGGGGTCGTCCAGCAGGTAGATCGGGTAGTAGCCCTCGGGCACCGCGCCTTGCAGGCCGACGAAGACGCTGTCCATCGGCAGGCGCTCCCAGGCGGGTGCCACGTGCTGACGTAGCTGGAGGTCGGCGGCGCGCCACATGGTGTAGGCGTCGGCGTCGGTGATGAGGGTGGAGCGGTTGACGACGGCGTACTTGGTGGTTCCCATACCCTTATGTATGGTACGTCACCGGGTCGGGCAGTAGGGAGCGAAGACGTAGGAGGGCTCGAAGAACTGGCCTGCTCCGAGCGCAGTCTCAGCGGGCGTCAGCGGCCACCGCTTGTGGCCCACGATCACCCGCTCGATGTACTCGAGCAGCGTCTCTCCGGGCAACGGGCGTTGCCAGGCGGGATCGTTCACTGTACGATCTCGAGACTGCTTGGATGGTAACCGTAGCGCAGCCCGCTGGGCTGCCAGCGAACGTCGACCTCAGGGGCGCTCGGGTCGTCGGGGAACATGGGTCCCTCCACCACGCCCACGCAGCCGGCGAACTCGTCGACGTGGGAGGTGGAGCACTTCAGGCACCCGCCGTCGGGCATCTCAGGGTCGTAGACCCCGTCGGGCAGGCCGACGTGCCAGTTGGGCCCGCAGGCCCCGCGCATCTGTCGCTTGAACTCCTCCGTCATCCTGACTCGCGTACCGGGCTTCATGGCATCCTTCCTGTCCTTCTCGCACGCCTCGCACAGGACGTGGAACTTGTCGTCAGCAAGCCTGAACGGCCCGTGCCCAGGTTCGTCGAGGCAGCTCAACTGAACGCGCTCACGTCACCGTGGACCGGGATCAGGGCCCGCTGGCGCTTCGGGTCCTGCTTGGCCCGACCCTTGACGCGGACGATCCGGTCGTCGGGGGCGATGAAGGCCCACAGCTCGCGACCGAAGCAGGCCCCGCCGTCGATGCCGACCACCTTGTCGGTCACCAGCGGCCGGTCCAGCACGCTGTGGCCAAAGACGACCCGCTCGGGCCCCGTCCACAGGGTCGACCAGAAGGGCCACTTGTGGCGCTCGCCCTCCGGGACCCGAGAAGGCCACAGCGACTTCTCTTCTGGCGGGCTGATGGACTGGATGTGCATGAGATGCCTTTCAGTCTGTTGTTCGATCGGTCGTCCGGGGTAACAACCTGCGTGCACGGCGACGATGTTGTGTTCCGGAACACGAATGTACAGCGGCAAGCGTTTCAGGTAGTCGAAGTGCTTCGGCTGGAGTTGCAAGCGAGTACGTCGGTGTTCTGGGTTCATCTTGTCGAGGTCGAGGTGCCCGCGTTGGGCCAGCATCTCGTAGTCCAACGCACGTTCCTCGTGGTTGCCCATGACGCATGCAGGCTTTCCTTGTCGAATCTCGAGGCGCATGGCCAGGTCGACACAGGCCGCGCTGTCACGTCCGCGGTCGACGAGGTCACCAAGAAAGATGACCCAATCGCTGGGCGTAGCCTGGCACTTGTCGAGGAGCTCGAGCGCTTCATCGATCGAGCCATGAAGGTCACCTACGAAAATCGTGCGATTCGCCATCTGAAACCGTAAGCCTCCTGCTCAACGTTTTTTAGACAGGCATTGATGCCGTCCTTGTGCGCTTTGGTTCCTTGTTCTCGAAGGGCAAGCACGGCATGCTTGACAGATGCGAACACCTTGACGGGTTGCCCGGACAACGCTAGCTGTTCAACAGCTTGCCAGTGCTTGTACGTCGGAACAGTCGGCACAGGAACTTGGTCACCTTGGCGCCGCCAGTAGAATCCTCTATACAACTTAACCTCACCGTGTTTAACGGTGATCAAACGAGTGTTTTCGCTGACCAAACCGCGCTTTAGTAGCCAAGCATGCGCTGCGCTTTGAGAGTCGTGCAGTTCCAAAAACTCGCCGCTAGTGGACCATCGTTCGAGTCGAACCTTCTGCGCATCTGCAGCACGTGATTTGTTGAGTCGTTCTTGCTCGGTGTGTGGCGCCTTGCGCCAGCCCACGTGGCTTCGGCCGAGGTGTGCTGCTCGAATTTTCTCACGAGAAGCGTCTGAGTGCGCATGAGAACGTTGATGCTTTCGGGTGTGACGATCCTGACCACCTTCTGTCAGGTTGTACCCATGTTCGCCAAGACGGGCGTTGGTGTGGAACGTCGCGATCCAGTGCCTCTCACGGTCATTGAGTTGTTCGTTGGTGCACTCTTCAACGATTTCAAACGTGAAATTGTCAATGCCGATCGCCACGATGGCATCGAGAATGGCCCTTCCGCGTTTCTTGTACTTCTTGTGATGTGCTGCACCGTAGCGATAATTTCGCCAGTGAACTACAGGATCACGTTGCGTCTGACCGACGTAGGCCTTTCCATCCAGCGTGTTAGTGATTTTGTAGATGCAGCCCATGTTGATATGTATGGTTGCTAAAAGAAAGAACGGCCCCGGGACGTTACTGCCGTGTCCCGGGGCCCAGCTACAACGGGTGGTTGATCGGCAGGACATCCTCGCCGGTACGCATGGGCATCACCCCCTCTCGTCTGTCAACGCAGCAGCAGGTCCCACAGGGCGCCCAGGCCCACGACGGCCAGCATGGAGATCATGGCGATGGTGAGCGCCCGTGCGCAAGGGGCGGGCGGGTCAGCGACGCAGGGCTCCTGAGACAGGTCGCCTTCGCTCATCGCTGCTCTCCACCCGCAGGCCTGCAGGTGCAGGTCATGGTGACCCTGCCGCTGGCCTCCTGGGTGATCTGCTCGCGCTGCGCGGGCTGCGGACCGCGACCGAAGAGCAGCCACAGGACGACTGCGATGCCAGCGGCGATCAACAGGAAGGTGATGACGGTCCCGCCTCCACCTTCCTCGTCGTCGACCTTGAAGGGGTTCTTCACTGGCTGCCCCCGAACTTGCAGGAGAGGGTGTCGGACTTCGACTTGGCCTCCTCCAGCGACGGGTAGACGCCCATCGACCGGTCCTCGCGCCAGGGGCGGTGCCCGATGAGCTGGTACTGGGGCGCCATCCCGACGGGCGACAGCATCTGCACGTAGCAGTAGTCGATGTTGCCGTTCGACCTGATCGAGCCGACGATGGCCCACCCCACCAGCGCCAGCACGCTCAGCGAGCACGCCAACAGGATCGACCACAGGATCTTCTCACCGAACTCCATCTCGTCCCTCTCTTTCCTTATTCCTCGACTTCCACTTGACCGCGCCGAAGGTGCCCAGGCCGTAGCCCAGGACGAAGAAGGGCGCCGCCCGCAGGTCGTGAATCGACTCGCCGACCCCGACGACCTCGCACAGGGCGACGACCATCGAGAAGAGGGCAGTGACGAAGGCGCGCCCCCTCTCGCTGTTGTGGACCCAGCCGACGCAGGCGGCCTCGTAGGCCGCGCCAGAAGCGAGGGCGATCAAGCACTTCAGGGCGACGTTCACTTGGGCTCCACGAGGATCCTGAGCCTCACTTCGTACCACGGGATGAGCTCTACCGTCAACAGGCGCTCATCGCCGAGCACCAGGTAGCGATTGGTCGCTCCTTTGGTCCCAAATGCAACTTGGGCCCCGCTGATCACGGTACACATGATCTCCTTGTCGAGGAGGCCCCAGTGCCTGGGATGCAGGCACTGGCCCATGTCGCGCTCTAGGATGAAGAGTGTGCCCGGGTTCAACACGGTGAGCGTCTCAGTTGGCGTCCTGGTCGACGACCATCGCCACCTCGCGCACGAAGTCGACGGACGGGTCGTCCACGTCGACGGCGCGCAGCCTGCCGCTGGTGCTGAGGGCCACGAGCGACCAGCCCGGGCCCTGCAGGCGGTCGACCGCCCACGTCGGCTCGCCGACGGCGACAGGCGCGCGGCGGTGCCTCAAGGCCCGGCTCACGCCGTAGGCCGCGGCTGCCGCCAGCAGGAGGTAGCCGATCACGGCGTCACCGTCCCGACCGCCAGCGCTTCCAGCTCGCGGTCCAGCAGCTGCAGCCGGGTGCCGGCGAGGAATGCGGTGCCGGCGGGAGCCATGACCTGCAGGGAGAACGCCTCGGGCGAGGCCTCGACCAGCATGCACGGGAACTGGGTCGCCGAGACCGCGGGGGCGATCAGGCACACCAGGGTGGGCAGCTGGGCGGGCCGCGGCCCCATCCACTCGACTTGGCCCGCCTTGACTGGGATCCCCAGCATCGTGACAGAGCTGCTCATGGCCAGCATGCTACACCGCGCGGGCGGCTAGTTACACTCGCCGCAGCAGCGGCGGAGGTGGTGACATGCTGGAGGTCGTCCGCTCGTTTTCCCTGCGTGATCGGGTCGTCGCCTTTGTCAGCGCCGGCCAGGCGACTGAGCTGTCGTGCAGGCTCAACGTCGGTGTCGAACTGGTCGACGACCGGGGCCAGCAGTTCGTCCTGACGGGAGTCTCTAGCCCACGAGGGGGCGACCAGCGCGAGATCGCCCTCGTCCTGCGCCCCGTGGGAGGGCACAAGGAGCGGCCCACGGGCCACCTGCACTCGGTCGGGTGATACTTACTCGACATGCTGACGACGATGGGCCGGCTGCGGCTGCTGCTGGCTGAGGCGCTCAAGGGTGAGGTCATCGTGTGCCCGGCCTGCGAACACGCCTACGATCCACGGGACCAGGGAGGCAACGGGCACGGCGAGGTGGAGTGTCCCATCTGCATGTACGCGGTGCCCGACCCGCTGCTGGCGCACGATGATGCCGAGCTGCTGGGCGAGGAAGGGGCCAACCACTCCTACCCGGGCCAGCCCGTGGCCCGCAACGTGCTGTCGCCCGACATCAACAACCGCGAGCAGCTGGGGGCCATCTCGGCCAAGGGCATCGACACCGTCGACGACCCCGACCACATGCCCGACCACCTGACGACGCCCACCGTCGACCCGGAGGACTGCTACGGTCCCGTGCCGCCCGACGCCGAACCGCCCTACGTCGGGCAGGACCCGCTGGTCCGCGATGCAGCGCCCCAGCCCTTCAGCGGGGGCGGTTCCATCAGGCGGGGATGATCACGTGGACAGGGCGACGGCATCGTCGCCCAACATCAGCTCGAGCTCTCGTCCCCGTGCTTCGGCAGCGAGGCGAGCATCGCGCTCTTCGCACCCGGGGTCGGCGATGCGCCTGATCCAGCCCAGGTTGCCCTCGTACCAGTACAACACGCTGTCAGTCAACAGCAGGTACCGGTACAAGTTCGACTCAGCGAGTTCCTTGTGGATGACGAGCCACAGCGCCCTTTCGTCGTCGAAGGGCGGCGAGCGTACCTGCACGGATCCCCACACGCCAGGATGCGCTGGTTCCTGCGTGAATGCGAACAGCAGGCCTGGCATGATGTCGTGCGCCGAGCATCGCTCGGCCAGCGGGTAGTTCACAGCCCAAGTCTACCACGGCTTGGGCCTAGCTGTCACTGGCAGGAAGGCGTCCAGGCGAACCCCGGCGGGTCTGCGTGGATGTAGACGACTGACGTTGCCCGGTCGATGCCGAACGAGATGGTGCTCGACCCACACGTGAACGAGACGCCGTCAACGACCGTCCCTGCGTCAGCGAGGTCGGGGTCGACAACAGAACCCGAGCACGTGCCCCAGTAAGGCGACGACCAGGTAGCATTGACCGTCGAGTTGGTCCCGTCGTCAGCCACAGAGTACGTCCAGTCAGCGCAGGGCCCGACATACGGGCACGAGACCGTTCCGCCGCAGCTGGCATCGTAGACGTCGGCCTGGGTCGCCTCGCCCAGGCGCTCGGGCTGAGCCGGCACTGAGGAGCACGCGCAGCAGACCGATGCGGCGATCGTGAAGATGAGGTGCTTGAGGTTGGGCATGTTCCCGCTTCTTTCCGACCCCAAGTATTCAGAGAAGCGGCGGAGCGCGCCCTGCCCGTGACTCAGAGATATTGGGTGAAATCGGGAGTGCTGCCCGTGCTACGGGCAGTTGGGGGTCCAGTCGAAGGTGCCCTGAGGGGAGTCGACGTGGATGTAGAGGACGCCGGTCGCCCGGTCGTAGTCGAACGTGGCGCTGGATGAGCCGCAAGGGACGGCGACCTGCGGCATCCCTCCGTCGGGCACCGTGATGCCCGAGCCGGAACACGGCGTGCCGAACAGGTCGATGCTGGCGGCCGCGCCTGCCAGGGTGCAGCCGTCCTGTGCGCTGAAGGTCCAGGTCGCGCAGGTGCCCCCGTCGGGGGAGGCAGCGCAGGCCTGCGCCCCCGAGCACGCCAGGGGCGCGCACCCTGCCTCAGCTGCGTCCGCGCCCGCATCGTGGGAAGTGGGCACCGTCGGGTGCGATGTCGTCGGCACAGAGCCGCCCGTCCCCCCGTCGGGCTGGTCCCTGTACCCGCTGTAGTCGTAGACGAGCCCGCACCCCGCGAGGAGGGCAGGCCCCAGGAGCGCGAGGCCGCGCATCAGTAGCAGGTCCCGCTGCTGCAGTTGCAGGAAGCACAGCCGCTGTCGTCCACGCAGGCATCGCCCGCCTGGCCTCCGCCGGGCACGCACGTGCTGCCCGACGAGGAGCTGGACGAGGACGACGTCCCGCCGCAGTCGCACGAGCCGGCGCCGCCCGCGCCGCTGCCTCCGGTGCCGGTCGACATCAGGCCGCACTCGGTGCCGCAGTTGCCGTTGAGGCACGCGGCTGCGGCCGAGCTGACGCTGTCGAGGGGCCCGCACACGGAGGGCTGCGCGCACTGGGCATCATCGAAGCCCTGGGCCTTGCAGCCGATCCAGCAGGTGCAGTTGTTGCTGGAGTCGCCGAAGCACGCCAGGTACTGGCTGCAGCACGAGGTCTTGGCGCAGCCGGTGCAGGCGTTGTCTGTGGCCGGGTCGACGGTGCAGTCGCCCGGGCCGAAGACTGAGACGCCGGCATCGCCCACCGCCCGCGGGGCCAGGCCGGCCATGGCGAGGCTGGGCGCCTCGCTGATGTCGTACCCGCCGCGGGGCGTGTAGGAGTTGGCGTTGGCCTTCGACGGGTCCACGGTGCCCTTGGCGCCCTGGATGCAGTTGACGCTGTTGGGGATGGTGTTGGCGAACCGGGCCGAGAACTGGCCCACGGCGTCGGGCTCGGAGGTGGCGCAGAAGGGTGCCACCATGCGCTTGTTGGTGACCTTGCACCCGCAGCTGTTGTCGGAGACGAGCCCCTCGCAGCTGTAGCTCCACTGGAAGATGGTGCACCTGGGCCAGACCCCGACGGGAGTGGTGATGCCGCAGGCCCCTCCCGCCAGCGACAGCCCCAGTGCCAGGGCCGCGAAACCGCCGAACAGCCGAGTCGTCCTTCGCATGTGTTGCTTCCTTTCCCGCAGGGGCACGCGCCCCGCGGCGTCCCCATACTACCCCTCGTCAGAGCCAGTGGACAATTCGCGGCCACGCTCCAGGATGAAGTTGTCGAGGTCGAGCCGCAGGCGACACAGGTCGAGGATGTCGAGCCGCACCAAGTGGCTGGTGCCCAACTTGGTGACCTCCTCAGGTTTGTCTCCTTCCTTGCCCCACGGACCCGCCAAGTCGAAGGCGGGCCTCAACGTGTACAAGTTCTTGCTGTACGATGTCTCCTGAGGCCGCTTGGCGACCACGCGGTATACGAGGCGATGGCGCATCTTCGCGTACAGGAACGATTCGATGGGGCCCGTGAAGATGCACAGGTCGTTGACCTCAAGCTCCCAGGTTTCGTAGACGGAATACTTGGTCATCTGCCAACCTTTTTATTGCACGTGTGGGCGGTGGTAGCCACCATTGGGCGGTCACGGGTTTTTTCTAGGGCCTCGAGGGGGCCGACCAGGCCGCCGTGGGGCCCGGCGGTTGGGCTTGGGGAAGCCTGGGCCGGGCGGGGCCGCAGCGGGAGGGGCTTCGCTGCCATTCCCGTACTTGTAGTCCATGTAGAAGATGGCACCCACAGGTGCGGTCATGGGTTGGACGGAGACGAGCTGCTGGGCCTGCAGCTGCGGGAACGTCGTCCTGACGATGGGAAAGGCGAACTTCGAGAGATCGCGCTCCTCCGGCAGGAGGGACCAGACGACTGAGGCCTGCTCATCGTTGATGGCGACAATGATGCCGCGGCCGCCGTCGGAGCGGTGAGCGACCCAGTCGCCTGGGCACATGGGCGGGAGGCCTGGGCGGTCGTCGACCTCCCACTCGTCGCCGTCGTTCCTGAGCGGGACGATGGGCCACTCCCGGACGCCGTTGTCTGACCGGAAGATGTCTCGGTCGTATGTGCGGAGGAAGCTCACCGCAGCATCTCTTTGGGCACCTTGAGGGCCGCGAACAGGTTCTTCCGGAAGTACTCGACGTCCTCGGCGTCCTGCTGGGGCGTCTGGGGTGTGTGGCTCGAGGTGATGATGGAGACCGTGAAGTCCTCTGCGGACGCCAGCGGGTTGTGGCGACTGGGATCGAGGCGCCTCTTCAACGCCATGGGAGGCGAGGACCACAGGACAGCGATCTCGTCCTCAGTGATTCCGACGACGGTGCCGAAGCCGCGGTCGCCCTTGGGCTCGCGCATGTCCTCCACGAAGGTGCCCGGTGCCATCTTGGGGGTCCTCCACCGGGTCCGCATCGCCGGAGCCAGCGTCCTGCCCCCACCCTTTCGGTCGTATGTCTCGAGGATCGCCACGTCAGCCTGTCCTTACTTGTTACGCTTCCAGGCCCAGGTGACGTTGACCTTCTTGGAAGAGGCGGTCTGGGCGACGGCTTCCTTGAAGTCGTCCCACGGCATCACATGCAGCTTGCCGTCCTTGGAGAAGGTGAAGAAGCCCTTCGAATGTGCTGCCTGCACGTAAGAGTCCATGCGACTCTCGCCTGAGACGTGCGGCGGCGCCTCGACCAGGTAGTAGGTGCCGCCATCGACCCACTCCTCAGGGATCCGATCGTGCTCGAAGGAGACGTCGAAGGCGCGCCCATCGGCGAAGGTGAACTTGGTCTCGATGTTGAAGAACGTCCTGTCGATCTTGTTGGGCAGCTCGTCGGGTGGCGGGAGGGATTCCTGCTTGGGCGGCTCGCGGTATGGGCTGAACGGGTTCTTCATGCCCACACAGTACACGGCAGGCGCCTGCAGTTCAATGCCGGCTCACATCCCCCGCCTGATGGCCTCGAGCTCGTCGTCGAGGGCCCGCGTCGTCTCGTTCGTCCTGGACCACAGGACGCCGTACAGCCTGGGCAGGACACAGACGACCAGGCCCAGGCTGTCGGGCCACTGGTTGTGGGTCACCAGGTCTCCCGGTTCCAGGCGCTTGCGGGGGCTCGCCACGGGGACCAGCTGCCCGGAGAAGCGGTACTCGGCGAGGATCACGGCCGCGCGTCCTCTTGGGTGCGCAGCACCTCGAGGATGTCGGCGTCGATCTCGTCTCTGATCTCCTCGGCGGCGGCCTGCACCTGCCGGTGCCCGGGCGTGGGCGGGCGGCTCCAGACGACGTAGGAGGTCTCCAGGTCGGGGGCCCCCACGACGATGCCGAAGCTGTCGAAGTCGCCGGTGTAGTAGACGGCGTCTCCCGCCTTGGGCTCGTGGCCCAGCCAGTCGGCGGTGCCGGCGCGCATCAGGTGGACGTTTCGCTCCTCAAGGAACCGCATCTTCCTCCGCCGTCCACTCCTCCAGGGTCTTGCACGACTTGAGGACAGTCCACTGCCACGTCAGCAGCCGCTGTCCCACCAGGACGGCGACCTCCCAGCTGGCGGGCTGGGCCGCTTTTGCGGTGGTGAAGTACCCCTGGACCGGATCTGGACCGCGAGAGGGCACTGCGGGCGTGGCGGCGACGGGCGCCCAGCCGACGACGGTGAACATTGTCGTCCCCCAGACGCCCATCGCGCCCGGTGGGAACTTGCGCTGCAGTTCGCGCCGGGAGACGCGGTCCTGCCGCCGCCTGTCGTTCTCGTGGAGAAGCGCTCCGCGTCCCACGTCAGCCTCTCCTCACGACTTCCTCCAGCGTGGAGCAATGTTCGAAGGTGCTCCAGCCCCAGGTCGTCAGCGTGCCATTGCGCAGGACGAGAGCCTCCCAGCCCTTGTCAGTTTGTCCCCAACCGAAGACAGTGAACGACAAGAGCTCTGGAGCGACGTTGATCCTGGTGTTGACCACCCCCAGCGTCCCAGGCGGGAAACGTCGCTGGATCTCCTTGCGCAGCAGCCGGGCCTTGCGGCGGGCGCGCTCGGCATCACGCTTTTCTTGCCTCAGTCGCTGGTGAGCACACCGAGGGTCCTTGCACTGGCTCAGGCGCAGCCTACACAGGGCGTGCATAGCACCATCCTACGGCACGTCCTGAAGAAGTTCAGCGGTGGCGAAATAATCGTGACGGAACCAGTAGAGGACATCTCTCAACAGGACGATGTGCCATCGATGAACGACGCGCGGAATGAGCGCGCCATTTGCGTCAAACATGTCATTGGGCATCTCGTACGGACCTGAGTCGTCGAGAGCCATCAGCATGAAGACATCACCGTGGTAAACAACCTCTACGGAGGCATCAAAGCCAACTCTTCCTGCTTCGGTGACCCGTTGCCACAAGTAGAAGCCCTCATTGACATTGAGTGACCAACTCCAGAGTTGGCCTGGCGCGAGGCGTCGTCCAAGTACTTCGTCGCCGCGAGGAGCAGCACGCGGTCCTCGATATACGCCAGAGCCACATTGAGTCGTAAGCATAGAAGGCCTGGTCCTGTCGCTCTCGCAGGGTCACGCTGGCTCGAACCCGATGAGCGTGCGAATGACCGGATTCTTCATCAGGTCATCGACATCGGTCGTTCTCCATTCTGTCCTCAGCTGGCGTGATTCCGCCTTGATGTCCTGCATCTTGATCACCATCATGTCGAGGGTCCCTCTCGGTGGGATCGACCACAGGACGGTGCACTGGCCGTTGCCCGCGGCGATGACCATGCCGAACGAGCTCTTGTCGTCAGCGTGGCAGCACAGCTGTCCAGGTGACAGGCCGAAGGCCAGCACTGGGCCCACGGCCAGGATCTTGACGCACTCGTGCTGGTGAAGCAAGGCCATTCGTCTCTCCTGAAAGCAGCGCGGGGCCGGCGAAGCGCACCTCGCCGGCCCCTGTCGTCACGGCCGGGGTCGGCCCCGGCCCGCCGCTCACTTCCCCTTGGCCGCCAGGGAGTCGAGGTGCTTGGCCACGTCGGTGCCCTTGAGGAGCTCCGCGAGGGCCTCGACCACGCTCTTCTTGCCGCCGGTGATGAGCGCCATGGGCGCCATCGACTCGGCCACCT